CGCTGTTGGTTCTGTAAAGGAATACAAGCCTGTTGTCGTGTCTAACGGCCGTGATGCGATTGATCGCGCCATGACTGCAGTGATGCGGCAATACAACTGCGTCCCTGCCAGCAAATTGGAAGGGATCATCTGCACTGTCATTTGCGCGTTAGCGGCGGAGGGTTGACGCCCTCTTGCTGGTATGCCATATTGGCATTGGAGAGATCCCGCCTGATGGACCATCACAATTACATGCTCAACCTTTTCGAGTCCTTCCAACAGCACCAAGATCAGCTTGAAGCTACAAGCCTTCTAAAGCTGCAAACCATGGAACCTGCCACCCGCTATTACGTCGAAGCCTTTCTTGACGGCAGGCTCGAATGGACTGAATGGGCTTACACACGCCATGAGCGTGATCAGCTCATCCAAGACGCCAAAGACTGCGGCTTCTCCTACACCGTGGAGGAGCACGAGTAATGCCATCGCCGCAAGACCGTAAGCAGGCTTTGGTAAATGGCTTATGCACAAGCTGCTGCAAAAGACCTCAAGCCTTGCATCGGGTCACTTGTCACCATTGCATCACTAGAGTTTCAATTCAGAACTACTTCAAGCACAAGCGCGGCCCTGCCACTGTCCATGGCTCGTGTTTTGTTGAGGGCTACACGCCTGAATGGCTGCAGATTGTGCTCAACAAGTTCAATGGCCGCTGTTTTTACACAGAAGCTGCCATTGAGATTGGCGGTGAAGAAACAGCAGCAGTCACCTTGGACATACCTAGGAAACTGGTCACTGTTTACGGTGAAGCCAAGGTCGTGCATCACACCAACCTTGTTTGGTGTCACCGTGCTGTGAAGCGATTCAAGGGTCAGCTGACCGGAGACGACTTCAAGCGGCTTTGGCAAGACTTGACCTTCAATCAGAGCAATAGCTCCTAATCACACGTCGGGGAGCCTGATGCCTGACTGTGCCACCAGCAGGCTGAAAGCTATACAACACCCTGGGTGCTTTAGGGAAAGGCAGGGCAGGACCATCGGCCTGATCTATCCCCCGACATCACACTTCAAAACCATCGACCCATGCACTTCAAAATTGAACCGGCCCTAATTTCATCTGTTCTTGTTTGTGGCCAATGGCTACACGTTCGCCCTGGCTCGTTTCAAATAGGTACGTGGGAAGTTACGAATGAGCTTGAAGACAGTTTCCCTAGTGACATCGTTGAAATAGGCGATTACTACCCTGACGGGATGTCCTGTCATATCGGGGCTTCCTGGGTCGGGACCTGTGGTTCTTATCTGACGCTGCCACTGTCTGAAATTAAGGCTTACCGCTACGACGCATGAACCAAGACGATTCCCTTCGCGCTATCCAACGCCACAATGAACTCAGCCAGTTCCTCGACTATGAGCGACGCCTCAGAGCTGCCTATGCCCGCAGCCAAGATCCGCACCCTCGAAGACGGTTGCGTGAGGATTCAAGTCGGTGATGGCCCTGGTGCCTTCGTTGGCACTGTCAGCTCAATGCACCTCGTAGAACCAAAAATCCATCAGCTTCAGCAATACTGGCTCAAAGCTCGTCAAGCTTGAGCTACCCTAAGCTCAAACCCCTGTTAACTTCAGGGCATGGCAAAAAAGTCAACCAACGTAGAAATCGAAGAGCGCGTAAACACTGTCTACAAGTTGTTGTTGCAGTCACATTCGCGCTTTGAAATCGTGCAATACGCCGCGAAAGAGTGGGGCGTGCAGCCGCGTCAAGCCGATGAATACTTGGCACGCGCAAGACAGCTCATTGCTAAAGACTCAGAGATTGAACGGCCTGAATGGCTAGCTGCAGCGATTTCGCGGCTTGTGCAATATGAAAAACGTGCTGGCCGCGACGATAATTTGCAGACTGCGATTAAGGCCCTAGAGACCCAGGCCAAGCTCCTTCGCTTCGACATTTAATGTCGTTACTGGCTGGACTAACAGAGCCAGAACCCCTGCTGGCATTCGCTACGCCGCCAACACAGGAATCAGCAGACGGCTTGGTTGATCGCATCAAAGCTGATCTGCATCCTGGTCAGCGTGCGTTTGTCGAAGATCAATCAACCCAAATCATTGGCCTGTCCGCTGGCTATGGCGCTGGTAAAACTCGTGCGCTCTGCGCCAAGACCCTAACCCTCGCTATTGCAAATCAAGGCTTTGTCGGCTGCGTCATGGAGCCCACAGGCCCTTTGATTCGTGACATCTGGCAAAACGACTTTGAGCAGTTCCTAGAGCAGTACGACATCCCGTACACGTTCAGGGCGTCTCCATTGCCTGAATACGTTCTCCACTTGCCCAGCGGTGACACCAAAATCCTCTGTCGCAGCTTTGAAAACTGGAGCAGAATCATTGGCCTCAACTTGGCCTGGGTGCTGGCAGACGAGATCGATACAGTAACGCCGTCAATCGCAGAGAAGGCGTTCCCAAAGATCCTTGGCCGTCTTCGCTCTGGCAACGTGCGTCAGTTTGGCGCAGCATCAACGCCCGAAGGCTTCCGTTGGATGTGGAACACCTTTGGATCAGAAGAGGCTCAGCAGCGCGAAGATCGCAAGCTCATTAGGATGCGATCGGCAGACAATCCACATCTGCCCCAAGACTTCATCGAACGGCTGCAGGCCAACTACGACCCAAGCCTGCTGCAGGCTTACTTAGAAGGCCAATTCTGCAACCTCACAACTGGTCAGGTTTATGACCGTTTTGATCGAGCAAAGCACGTCACAACTAATGTCCCTGATGTCAACGACGAACCTCTTCGGGTTGGCGTTGACTTCAACATCGGCAACATGTCAGCTGTTATCGGTGTTCGTCTTGGCAACAGCCTCTTACTGATCGACGAGATCAGCGGCGCACATGACACTGACGCCATGGCACAAGAAATACAACGCCGAGCTGATGGACGCCAGGTATACATCTACCCTGACGCATCAGGCGGAAACAGAAGCACGAATGCCTCGCGCACTGACATCCAGATCTTGGAGTCTTACGGGTTTAGCAATCAATCGCCCAAAGCAAATCCTCCCGTCCGTGATCGGGTGGCTTCTGTTCAAGCTTTGCTGGAGAACGGCAAGGGAGAGGTGAGATTGCAGGTTGCTGCGAACTGCAAACGCACGATCGAATGTTTAGAGCTGCAGAGCTACACCGAAGCGGGCGATCCTGACAAAGATGCAGGATATGATCATATGAATGATGCGTTGGGCTATTTGGTCTACAGAGACTTTTCGATGCTTCATGCGCGTGCTGGTCGTGGTACTGGGATTAGGCTTTACTAAACTGCAAGCATCGGGCGGGTATTAGCTGTGTATTCAGGGTTCTCTGGGCGGCAACGTGTAGGCAACGTCACTCAGGTGAACGACCCGAATACAGCATGGGTCAACATGGAACCTCACTGGGGTTTGATCGAAACGTTATTGGGCGGAACGTACAAGATCAGAAAAGGCCACCGAAAATATCTGCCGCAAGAGCCAAGAGAGCAGGACATCAGCTACGACGCCAGATTGCTGCGCTCTGTTCTTGCACCGTATTACGTCAGACTTGAGCGGATGTTGGCGGGCATGTTGACCCGCAAGCCTGTGCGTCTTGACGACGTGCCGGATGTAATCCGTGAGCAACTGTTTGACGTTGACTTGCAGGGCAATGATCTACAGACGTGGTTGTTTGCGGCTAGCAGAATTTGCATACGATATGGGCACGTCGGTGTCTTAGTTGATGCGCCTGCTGCTGGTCAGAACGGTCGTCCCTACTGGGTCACATACACGCCGCGAGAGATTTTAGGTTTCAGGACTGAATTAAAAGACGGCAAGCAGGAACTGGCGCAGCTGCGTTTAGCTGAAAAGATCGTCGTCCCTGACGGTTTATACGGTGAAAAGCAGGTTGAGCAAGTCAGGGTGTTGACCCCTGGTGCTTTTGAAATTCACCAGAAAGATCAGAAAGGCGATTTTGTCATTGTTGATGAAGGCACGACAAGTTTGAGCGAGATTCCGTTCAGTGTCGCCTACTCAAACAGGATGGGCGTGCTTGAGTCGTTGCCGCCATTGGCTGATATTGCTGAGCTGAACCTGCAGCATTATCAGGTGCAGTCTGATCTGAGCAACCAGCTGCACATCTCCGCCGTCCCAATGCTTGCTTTGTTTGGCTTCCCTGCTGCAGCAGAAGAGATCAGCGCAGGTCCAGGAGAAGCAATGGCTCTTCCCGAAAATTCGGACGCCCGCTACATCGAACCCGCTGGCAACAGCTACGAAGCGCAGTTCAAGCAGCTTGATCGTATTGCTGAACAAATCAACGCTTTGGGCTTGGCAAGCATTCTTGGCAGCAAGTTGTCTGCTGAGACAGCAGAAGCCAAACGCATTGACCGCAGTCAAGGCGACAGCACCATGATGGTGGTTGCTCAGCAAATGCAAGATCTGATTGACAACTGCCTGCGATTCCATGCTGAGTACATGCAGGAACGCACTGCTGGCAGCAGCCTGGTCAACCGTGATTTCATGGGCATCAGGCTTGACCCGCAGGAAATCCAAGCGTTATTGCAGCTCTACACCGCAGGCACGATCACACAAGAAACATTGTTATTGCAGCTAGAGGCTGGAGAGGTGCTCGGTGATGACTTTGATGTTGAGCAGGAGATTGAGGCCACGCAAACTGGCGGTCTTATCGAAATGAACCAGCCGGAACCAACGCCAACACCAGCAGAAGACGTCACAATGCCAGAAGCAGCACCGGAGCAGTCTGATGAACTGGATTGACAGGCTGCGCCGAGGTCAGCCGTCTGATCGAAGCAGTCAGCTTCTGTATTACGTGCGCAGTGAGCTGCTCGGTGAATATTTCGCTGTCATCCGCGTTTCATGGTTCGACAGTAAAGGTATTTACTGCATCAGTGAGACTTGCATAGAGAAACGCGAAATAGACGTGTTGGCTGCATTTGCTGAGGTTGTAGGTATGGCCCTGCGTGCTGGGTCAAACGTTTGTGTGATTTGCGCAGAAGATCCTGAGTATTTGGG